AAATCTTTTCCCCAAATACCAGTTGTTAAATCAACAATTGCGAATAATGTCATTACTGCAAATGCTGCAAAACCGATAATGGATTTTTCATTATAATCGTTGTCGTCTTTAAAAATTGCCCACATAATAACTCTCTCCTTAGAATTGTAATATAGCGTAGTCGTATTGTAAAGTAAGTGCAATGTCTGCTACTTCAGAAGATGAGAAATCAAAGTCATTGAAGTTTGCTTCTGTGATGAATGCTCCTTTCAATGTCCACTCCTCTACTTTATCTCCGACTGGCCCTAATACATTAAATGTAATATCTTTTTTATAAAAGTCTGAATATCCGTCACGACCTGTTACTGATTCGTGATGTAGTCTTACCCACTCAATTACTGATTGTGCTCCTGATGGAACGATTGGGTCATACAAAGTAATACTAATAGGTTGCCAAGTTGCTTTACCTTTAACATATCTTTTTGTATTGATGTGGTCAAGAGTAATTGTTTCAAATTGAATAGAAGGTCTTGCCATTGTTTTAACAAGATATGCTGGAATCCCGTCAATTTCCATAATAAACCTATTTTTTGTTTTAGGTTCAAACGGGGTAAAAAATATATCGTTTGGGTCTAATAGTGCCACTTTTTTTCTCCTATAAAGAATTTATTCTATTACATTAATAAATATAACAAAATCAAAAAATATGTTTTTCTACAACAAGTTATTTTGATATATTTTTTAGAAGTTTTTTTGAAGTTTTTTCTTGACTTTGTTGTTTTTTATTCATATATTATAATATGGATAATTTAAGAACAAAGACAATTAAGCAAGTATATAAGTTAAAAAATAATTTAAAAAAATACTTGACTTTTACAAAAAGTCTTTGTATATTATAATATGATTGATAATAATAATAAAGGAAACAACGAAATGGAAAATTTAACAATTAAACCGAGAAATTACCAAGAGACTTTTGTTCCAAGAGATTTTGGTTTTAACAATAGGACATTTACTATGAATGTCTATCAATATGCTCACAATCCTATGGAATTGTATGAAGCTAATGAAAATCAACCAAGATTAAATGTTGAAAATTACAACAATACTACTCCTGGTGAAGTAGCTCATTACAAAGGTATTCCTATGGAATTTAGATGGAATCCGGTTATTAGAGAAATGATGATGACTGGTAAATATAGAATTAGGTATCGTGGTGGTAGCAAACCACAATATGGTTTTGTAAGAGATAGATACAATACATTGGCAGAATATGCTGATACCTTCGCAATTTATCCTAAATAGGTGTTAATATCGTAATCCGTTTGGAACCTATTTTGTTTCCTTAAACAAAAAACCCCCGAGAGTATCGGGGGTTTTTCTTAATCAATATTCCTATTATTCTGGGAATGCTGCTCCTGTTGGTTGAACTACAAAGTCCAATACAATGAACTCAGCTGTTCTTGTAGGTTGGATAAAGATTTGACCAACTAATTGGTTTCTATCTACAACATCTGGTGTGTTGTTTGAATCGTCCATTACTACTCTGAATGCTGTAAGTCCTGCATTTGCTTGAACTTGTTCCATATATGGATTTACAATGTTCAAGAAACGATTTCTTGTTGCACTTGTGTTTTGTTCAAATACCAAGAATCTTGAAGTTGATGCGATGAACTTTCTCAAGTTAATCAACAATCTTCTTACATTGATTCTGTCTAATGCACTTGGTTTACCTTGAAGTGTTTTTTGTCCGAACACTACTACACCTTGACCTGGGAAAGATGCGATTGGATTTACACGATTTTCATATAAATCATCTCTTTCTGAGTTGGTTAGTCTTGTTTCTGCTTCTAATACTTCTGTTAAACCACCACGATTTAGACCTGCTGGTGCGAACCACTCTTGACCAATTCTATCATTGTTTGCGTAAACACCTGGTAGAACGACTGAAGGTGGTACCCAAGTTGGTCTGTTTTTCACACTATCCAAGATTTTAACCCAAGGATAATATGTTCCAACATAATTCGAGTCAAGAGTTGATACATTATTTATTGCTTGTTGGATTGTTGCACCATATGGTGAACCGTCCATAATAAAGAATGCGTCTGCTCTATCTTCAATCTTGTCGATTGCGTGATTTGTTACACTTGGGTGTAATGAATGAATTATACCTGGTAATGCCAACAAGTTAATATCAAACTCATCTGGATTTGAAATTGCGTTGATTGCTCGTTTATAAGCAACTGAACCACTTGTTAGTGCTCCACTACAATCAAAACCTTGTGTGTTTGCTCCTGTTATACTTGTTCCGGTTAATCTTGCTTTCGCAGGATTTGAACCGTCAAATCCACCTTGGAAAGGAACTGCAAATTTCAATTGTTGGAAAGCAGAACCACTTAATGATAGTTTTGCTGCTCCAATTGTGTATTTACTACCCAATACTGATGCGTCATTATTACCATAAGCGTCTTCTAAACTCATTGTTACATTTGAACCTGTTCCTGCACTTGTTGGTAATGGTGCTAAGTATTCAGTATTGTCTGAATTTGAAAAGTCAAATCCATAATATACATTTCTATCAAATGTACCTCTTGAATTTTGTTGTCCTGTTGTTGCAACTATTCCTTTGAAAGATGCTGTTGGGAATGTCATTGAACCACTACCTGCTAATGATGCTACACCGGTGTTGTGTGGTTGAACAACTTTACCAAATCCCATAGGAACTAAGTCTTTTGAAATTCCTACTAAGTTTGTGTAATCTGAAACATAAATATACTTAGATTGATTTGGATAATCACCATTGTAGGTAAGTTTACCATTTGAATCTATTGTTACATATCTGTCACCGATTACTCTTGGTAGGTAATTTGTTGATTCTTCGTCAAAATTTAGATTTTGGAAGTTTTCTAAAATTGTTCCGTCATCATTTTGACCTGGGTTATTTACAATCACTTGTAAACTAAATGAACCATAATCTGAACCTGGTACATCTACTGGTCTTTTAATATCAGCGATACCAATTCTATATTTAGAGTTCATATTTGTTCCGTGTGAACGAGTGTTAACTTTAAATAAGTTTGTTCTTGCGGAATTAACTAATTGTGATTGGATATAAGGTGTTGTTGCAACTTTGTAATCAAATGAAAAGTTTTCATCTGAACCAGTAGCTACCGTAATACTATCACTTGTACCCATTAAATTTTGTGTTTTTAAGAAGTTTGAGTATATGTAAACATCTTTATTTGCGTCTTGAGCGTCTTCACTAAATACATTACCAATGTAATTTGCTGAACTTGTATTAAATGACAATGCATATGAAGTTCCATTGATTGCTAATGTAAATGAGTTTTTAGTTGCTCCGTTCGTTAATAATAGAGAACCAGATGTTGTTAAGTCTAATGTATCTGGGTCTGCTGCACCTCTTGAAGGTTTTAGTGTAGCACCTACGAAGTGTCCTTTTGAACCACTAATACCAATAGAGATTGTATCGTTTGCATATCCACCTAATCCTAAAACACGAACGATTGTGACTGCTCCTGCACTACGAAGATATTGTTTCGCAGTGAAAGGAACATAAAAGTCCTGTGATTCTTTACCAAAGATTTCTTCAAACTCACCAAGATTTCTAATCAAAGTTGGAACGAATGCTGGGCCTTGTTGAGTTGGGCCGATTAATGCTGCTCCGATTTCTGATATTCCTTGTGGTAAGAAAGATAAATCTTTTTCTCTGGTGAATACACCGGGACTTACGATTCTTTCTGCCATTTTGTTTCTCCTAATTAGGTTTTATATCGTAAGTATAAATATCAATTAAAAAACTGAAAATATACTGATGAAACCAATTTTTTTATTTAGTTGGTGTGAATATACCGGTTGTTGGGTCAAGGTTTCCTGCCCCATACTTCTCGTTTAATTCATTGACCAAATCTAATTCTTTTTGATTTAATTGTATGTATTGTGTTTCTAAACGAAGTTTTTCATTAGAAATTTGTTCTAATCGTTGTTCTGTTTGTATTCTTGAAACTTCCAATGCACCTAAACCATTACGAACATTATCATAACCTTGTTGTAGTTCTTGTAATGATGTTAGTTCTTCTTGAGTGAATTTAATTTCTGCTGATTTTTTTGCCATTATAACTCCTATTTTTTGTAGTAATAAATATAAACTTATTTGTTCAAACAATCACATTTCTGTTTGATATCGTCAATTTCTTGTTTTAGTTCTTTGATTGATTCGATTAAAACTGCAGTTAATTTTTCATAATCTACAACTTTATAAATTGTTTCATCATTTCCAGTCAATAGTGGTAATTTCTTTTCCGATACTATTTCTGGTATGACTTGTTCTACTTCTTGTGCAATAACTCCAATGTCGTGTTTTCCTTTTTTACTACCGATATTCCAATCAAATCTAACTCCTCGTAATTGAGATACTAAATCTAATGAATTACCAATCGTTACAACATTATCTTTTAATCTTTCGTCTGATGGTGTTGATGAGTATGCTATAATATCTGCTATTCCGTGTAAATCCCCATCACTTTCTATTCTTACTTTTTCTGCAGCATTAGTCCAAAAACTCATATATTCATCTGAATGTTTATATGATATAGTTCCTCTCCAAGAATCATTTGCTCCTCTACCATCTGCAAAAGATATTTGTCCATAACCAGTTGTAGTATCAGAATAAATCATCATACCTGTATAACCACCTATACTTGGGCCACCTATTATGAATTGATGACCTGAATTTGCTATTGCACCTGTTCCAGAATTACCAAATTCACCAATCGCTGCTGTTCCATTTGATGTTACTGAACCCGTGACATGCAATGCAGACCCCGGTGAATTTAATCCAATACCGACTCGTTCTGTACTTGCATCAAAATATAAAACATTATCGTTAGTGTCTCCACAAAAACTAAAATCTCTATCACGATTATCTTTATTAAAATAAGAAATTCTTGGGTCTGCTCCACCTGCGGAAAGTTCTAATGTGTTTTCTCCACCAGTATAGATGTTTACGATATCTGCTGCACTTTGATAAATGTAAGAATCACTACCACCATCTAAGTAAACTCTACTTAATGCCGGAACACTAATATGACTACCAAAAGTTGCTGTGGTAGAAGCATTTGCAAAAGTTAAACCTGTTCCTGCACTTGTTTGTATGGTAACTGCATTTGAACCTACGATATTTAAATCGGTTGCAGTATCATTGATTTCTCCGTATGGTAAAGTAATATCACCGGATACACTAAGACTTGAAAGGGAAGCTGCACTTCCACTTAAGATGAGTTTTTTCCAACTTGGCATTTAATTCATTCTCCTTATGGTTGGTTACCTGTTTGGCCCACTTCCTTGATTGCCATATCAAGGCCAATAAAGTTATTCTTGTTCTTTGTAACTTTTTTGAAGTTTCTCCACTACGGATATTGCTTCAATTAATCTTTTTCCAGGAATCATTCCTTCTTGTATCAAATACAACAAAAACTCAATCTCTTGTTTATTGAGTTTTAACGAAGGTGTCTCTTTCGAAACACCCTCGTTTTGATTGGATAATCTTAATTCCTGAGTTTTTTTATTATCTATTAATCCCATTATAAACCTTAATTAATTGTTTATTCTAAGATTACTCTACATAAATGAAGATTTCACCACCTTGGACTCTAATGTTACCATTCTTTTGGTAATTAGCGTCGTCAGATGTTACTACTGCAGCTGCATATGCGTCTGGTGTGATTGCGGTAGCATTTTGTGCTAACTTAGTTCCGATTTGTAAACCGAAACGACCCTCTGAATCGTCCCAACCAAATGCTGCACCTGTGAATCCTGCTTCTGTTTGAACTATGAATCCACCATCACCTGTTGCTGAACCACTATTCATCAAGATAAATCTATCTTCAACTAATAAATTAGCTGTATTTACTGATGTTTGTGTTCCTTGAACAACTAAGTCTCCACCAACTGTTAAGTTTTGTGAAATAGATGCTGTTGCAAAAGTTACATTTGCGGTTGTTGCTACATCCTGTCCGATTGCGATATCGTTTGCATTAACGGTAACACCTGTTCCTGCTCCGATATTTAATGTTCTATCTGCTGCGATAGTACCACCACCGGTTAAACCATTACCAGCAATAACACTTACTGATGTGTGGTCAATGTGTTCGTTTGCTACGAAGTTTGTAGTTGCGTCGTGGTCGATTTGTACTGAACCACTAAATACACCAAGTTCATCAACGATAGCTGCTGCTGTGATAGTACCACCTAATGATACTGAATCACCTGCAATTGTAATTGCTGAATTTGCTAATTTTGCATTAGCGATTGAACCTGCTAACATATCGTTTTCAACTGAACCATTAGCAATAGTTAATGCTCCACCTGCTGCGATTGTTGCGTCCCCTGACACTGCTCCGAAAATTGTATCTTCAAAATCACTAAATGTAATTTTTGATTCGGTTCCAGCGTCTGAAAATATTAAATTATCAGTCTGGTCGATTGTTGATGCTGATAAACTATCAATATCAACTGCTGCTGTTACTCCGGTCAAACCTGAACCATCACCTACGAATGAACCTGTGAAAGAACCTGTAATGTGTGATGCTGCTACTGATGAGTCATTGGTCAATGTATCAACGGTTGCATTACCTGTGTTTAAAGTAGATGTTCCGTTGTCAATGTTTCCAAACCCACTTGAAATAGCACCACTATTTAATGTTCCTACGGTTACCAATGAACTTGCTGCGGTTAGATTTGAAAGAGTATCAATAGCTGCTTCAATTGTTGCTTCGGTTGTTGCGTCCAAAGCATCAATGTTGTTTAAAGATGTTGTGTCTCCACCTGAAAAAATACTTGTTGAACCTAAAGTAATGTCTCCACCTGATACGGTCAAGTCACCACTTAGAGTCAATCCAGCTAACTCAGCGGTAGAACCACTAACAATGACTTTTTTCCAATCTGCCATTAGTTTTCTCCTATAAGATTATCTCTTTTGTTTTAATTTTATGAGTATTTTAACATACTCTTACTAAATATAAATATTAAGAATTGAAATTTTAAGAATTAAAACCTAAGTAAAAATTACTACCACTATACATTAATCCACCTTCAACGGCGGTTGGTGTTGTGGATTGTTCTTTCAATACGATTGAACCTGTAAATCTACTGATGTCTGATACGAAAAGATTCGTAATATTGACTTGCCCTGTTCCAGAAACATCTAAATTCTGGAAAGAACCACTTAAATAAGGAAGTGCTGAACTACCAACACTATAAATATTTGCTGCGTTTGGAATCAATGAACCACTCACTACATCAATACTTGCGGTAGTAAATGTTAATAAACTTGCTAATTGTTTTGATTTTAAATTTGCCATTGTATATTCCTATTTATAAATATCTAACTATTAAATTTACCGAACCCAATTACCTCATCTTGTGCAGAAATTGTATATCCTAATGAATCTGTATCAATGGATAAATCTAAATTAGATGAGTTTTGTTCTAATGTTAAGGTGTCATTTTCCATTAACATTCCATTTACAAAAAACATAAAGTCATTGACACTTGTTGATGTCAAACTACTCGGTGCAGATGCTGTTACTACGGAGAATCTAACGGTACTTGAGTTTACAAAACTACCCGTATGTACAAATGATTTTCTTAAATAATCTCTTTCTGGTTTTATTCCATCTAAAAAATTGTAGACTGCATATTCAGTAACAAATGATGTGGTTTTAGCATCACCTGCTGTGGTGTCGTTTGATATTTCGGTAATATCATTTGAATATTGATTTAAATTGTATGAACCCGTAACACTCATACTTCCTGTAAAATATTGTTTATGATTATTGATTTCAGAACCAAATATGTTTGAACCCGTAATAACTGATTGAGTTACATTTGATATACTGGAAGTAAAATATGATGAAGTTCTGGTTCCTGTAAAAGTTAAATTACCGATTGTAGTAATATTTTCAGTTGATATAACATTATTTTGAAAATTAACATTTCCGACTATTTTTCCATCACTAAACACCAATACATTTGAACCTGTTCCTACGGTCAAACTATTACTACTCAACACAACATCATTAAATTGAACATTTGAACTTGTTTCAACTGCTTGACCAATCGATACTCTAACTATGGAATCATCAGTTCCGTCAAAGTCTTTTTGTGTAAATCCTTTACCATTGGCAGACAACGATACACCTGTTCCTGCTTTTAGTGTTATGGGTTTGTTAGTTTTAAATAATATACCGGACATCTTATGAATTAAACTTTCCGATTCCTAAAATTTCGTCATCAGATTCTAATTCATATCCTATTGAATCGGTGTTTACCTTTAATAAAAATTCTGTACTATTTTTCTGTTCTATTGTGATTGCGTCGTGTTCCATATATTGTCCATTGATAAAGAATACGAAGTCATTTTTAGATGTTGATGTCATACCTGCTGGTGCAGATGCCGTTACTGCGGTGAAACTCGCTGTGTTACTACCACTAATTCCTGTGGAAGTTTTATAAAAGTTTTTCCTTAAATATGTGGTCTCGTCTGTTGATAATCCTGCTACATTAAAGTTTGCTAATGCGTATTCCGTTACTAATGCGGTTTGACTTTGGTTTGCAAATGTGGAATCATTAGAAATAGTATCAACTTGATATCCATTTAAACTAAATGACCCCGTGATATCTACTGAACCTGTAAATGATTGTGTATCACTTAAAATATTTCCAAATTGATTTGAACCTGCTGAAAAGTCTATGGATTGTGTTGTAATTTCTGTTATGGATACTTGTGAAATCAAACTACCGGTTACGACTAAATTTCCACCTACGGTCAAACTACCGGTTATTGCAGTAGAACCTGTGATTTCTATTGTTCCGTCTGAACTACTAATGTTTCCGTCTTGGATATAAGTGGTTCCTGTTCCTATTTGAACTGAGTTTGCGGTTAAAGTGTTGAATTGAACATTATCTGTTGTTCCAACTGATTGTCCAATAGAAAATTCTTGTGTTACATCTGATGACCCGTCAAAAGATAAACCATTGTTTGATAATGTTACACCTGTTCCTTGTTCAAATACTAAACCATTGGTAATATTGATTGAAAAAATGTCTTTTGTTGGTGCTCCACCATCAACTGCAGCATTGTCTGACAATACAACTTTACCTGTTTCATCTACCAATGTAGTGTCTGCATTTTCTCTTAAAATAATTTTCTTTGGTGTTAAATACTTTTGTGTTGTGGTGTAATTATTAAAAGTTTCTGGTAAAATGTATCCATACAACTGAACACTAAAAGTAGTTTTGATTAATCTTTCTCCGTCAAGTTCACTCGCATCTGAAAAACTTTCAATACGAGTTCTAAATCTCATTTTATTAGGTTCACCCCAATATGCTCCGTCCGAGTAATTAATCTTTTCAACGATACGATTCATTTGGTCAATATATGATGTCCATATGGTAAATTCATATGACAAAGTTACATAGTCTGGCATTGCCACATTAAAATATTCTTTACCTGGTGTTATATTTCTTAAAACTGAAAATCTATCATATCTATTGACTTGAGAATATT